TTTTGATAAAGAGACGGGGGGAGATCCCAAAATACATGTAAATAAAAGTTAATAAAATACACACAAAAACACACAATCGAACTGCGCACAAATCTTGTACTTGTGTGTGCTATACTAATCTATGCTATACTAACCTATACTATCCTATACTACGCACCCATAAAATAATTTACGGTTGACAGATTGCAACCGTAATATTGCTTATGGTTGTCAGACTGCGGCAATAAAACGATTTGCGGTTTCCATAAATATTTTTATGGTTTCCAAGAAATTTTTACAAGCCGCAGTATGGCTGCCAGTTGGTTGACATTACGCACCCATAAAATAATTTACGGCTAGCAGGTGGCGTCTCGTATGCAACCGTCAAAATAGAAGAACTTAATAAGCATTATTTTCTGTCGATACTCAAGACGGAGGTGATACTATGCGTACGATTAAACACCCTAAAAACAAAGAAAATTTTGAATTTTATATTAAAGGATTAACAACAGGGGATTTTACCTTAAAACAAGTTGCTTCCATTACCGGTTATTCGACAAGGCAGCTTACAAACCTTAAAAAGAAATATACAAAACAAGGAACAAAAGCCTTTGAGAATAGACATAAAGGAATGAAGCCGAAAAACAGAATTCCTAATAATATAAAAAGACAGATCGTCAATATCTACAAAACCGAGTTTTTAGGTTTCAATTTTCATTTTTTCGTTAAAGCATTAGATGAATTTTATAACCTGCACTATTCATACAAGACAGTCTATAACATACTTACAAAAAACGGCATCGTGTCCCCTGAGAAGCGCAAAGTAAAAAAGAATAAGCCAGTACACCGACCACGCTATAGAAGGGAACGAGCCGGAGAATTGGTACAAATTGACGCAACGCCATATCAATGGTTCGAATGGTGCGGAGACACCGCATATTACGCGCTGCACGGGGCAATTGACGATGCTGAAGGCTGCATAACAGGACTATGTATGACCGAAAACGAATGTTCATACGGCTATTACGATATACTAGAGCAAACAATAGATAATCATGGGGTGATGTTAGAAATATACTCCGATCGATCCGCAATTTTCTGTGTAAATCCAAAAGATAAAGATAAACTCTCTACACGCGAACAACTCAAAGGAATTCATGAAAAACGTACTCAATGGCAACGAATTCTTGATGATCTACAAATAAAGCAGATATTAGCATGGTCGCCGCAAGCAAAAGGACGTGTAGAAAGAATGTGGCGCACGCTTCAAGGTCGCTTACCGTGGTATTTCAAACGATATAAAATCAAGACAATTGAAGCAGCAAATGCCTTTTTGAAAAAAAATTTTATCAAGATTTTTAATGATGAATTTGCAATAAAGCGAGAGAAAAAAGCAATATGGAGAGAGCCACAAAAAAATTATAAAGAGCTTGTCTGCTCAAAATTTGAACGAACAACAAATAATTCCGGTGTTATTTCTTTTCAGGGGTATAAGTTTCAAATTGAAGCTCCCCACTGTACAAAGAAAACGATAGAGATTTGCGTATACAAAGACGGTATTAAAGCTTTTGTAGATGGTATGTATCACTCCATAAAACTGCTTGAAAATTTAACCGATGGAATAGGTGAGCAAATGAGTATGTCGCTTAAAAATATAATTTATCAGTATATGCTTACGGATGCAAAGAAAGTAAGTGCATAAAAAAAAGAGTCCGCCGTGCTCTGACCAGCAACGACGGACGGGATTAGAAGAACTCTCAGATTCTGCCATCCAAGAATCGATGTTATTATACTTCTTGTTTGAGATTTAGTCAATAATTAAATCGATTTTAAGAGTTTTATAACATTTTTTATTATTTGAATTGTTGATTATGCAGTAACAGTGTAACAACAGGTGATTTCAATCCGATAATGATAGTGTTGTATGAATAACGAAACCTTTATTGAACGGCTTGATAGGCTGATGGAAGACAAGGGAATACCGCAAAAAGAACTTGCAGAAAAAGTAGGCATAAGCTCAAACGGAATATCAACATGGAAAATTACAGGAGCCTTGCCAAGAGCTGATATTGCAGTCAAAATTGCAGATATTTTAGGTGTTACCGTTGAATATCTTATAACCGGCAATATTCCCAATATTGATAAAAACGACGAGCTTGCCTATACGGTTTCAAAGCTTTGTGCAAAGAAACGGAGTATAGTGCAAGCTGTAGTAGATTCTTTGGACGTATTCTAAAGCAAAAGGTTTAGCAAGTACGGAATCTTAATACCGAACTTTATTTTTAATATTAGCAAGATGACCCGCACAATTATAAATATTGCCAGAATTACTGCCGCAATCCATATTATTTTTGCTCTGAATTTCAGCTTTATTTCGTATTGCGTCAACTTCGTTGAGTAATCGGTTAACTTCTGATGCGTATTGTTTAAACAAGTATTCAAGTCGCTCAATTCCGTCTGCAATGTTTCTACTTGTTTTGATGATGTGTTCAATTCGCTCTCTGCTGCTATTAACTGTTCCGTCAAGAGCCGAGATTGTTGCTTCAAGTTTTCCAGTTGCACGTGAATTTCCGCTGATAATGTCTGCAGCGTCTGCTCTTGTGCTGCCGGCTGTGCAACAACCGGCAAGCAAAATAACGAAAAGACTAGTAAAAATAAAATACAAAACCCCTTTTTTCGCATAATTAAAACTCCTCATATTTTTGTACCTTCTTATTTTTTGCGCAACGCGCCCAAAAGTCTGTCAGTGGAACGTAAGGCGATTCTTGCACCATCTTGCTTAAAACCGTCCTGTTCAAACACAATCAGATCATCATTGATAGTGCCGACAATAATAGCCACATGCCCGTACTTATTCGTCGAACTGTCCGCCCAAATTGCAACATCACCGGGGATAAAGGATTTACCGGTAATTTTTGAAAAATACCGTTTCTCTTTTTCCATTTTTTCGTAGTTGATAAAAAGGTCTTTTGCCCCTTCAACACCCCCCGTATGCGGAATGCAAAGAACGTCTTGGCAATATTGCCGAAATAAGTCGACACATTGAGCGCCGAAGCGCCCATCGTAGTCAACTTTCTTTCCAATATTTTTTTTAACAAACTCTTCAAGTTTCATCGAATCCCTCTACGTATAAGTCCTTAGAATTAATTTTATTGGTGATATTATCAATGATCGCTTTAAAGCTTTGAACAAATGTTTGATAACAAAGCTGAACACCACCAACCGTTAGAATACTACCTATAACTGCTACAGGTAAAAGCGAAAGGGAAGCATAACATACTGCCGAAAGTGGAAGCATAAGAACAGCGTACCATATCTTGTTTTTTGGCTTGAAAAAGTTTTTAAGATACTCTTCAAGCCCCACAGTCGCAAAACATGCGACAATAACCGTCATAAGGAATTCCATGTTAATCATGTGATTTACCTCCTGCAATTTTTCTTGCATTAAAATATATTTCTCCGAATATACGCTTGTAATCTGCAAGCGTTATTATATTCATAATCTCCGGCAAATTATAATTTGGAAGCTGAACATTGTATGAATAAAGATTCGCTTTTACAGCATGATAATATCCTGCGGCTTTAGCATCACTGTATCTTTGTAACTCAATATCACTCTTTTCAGTGATATGATTTCTCGTTAAATCGTTTTTCACCTCGTAATTCAGTTTGCCTTCAATAAGCCGAGCAATATCCTCAAGCATAAACAATTCTTGTGTATCTATTATATTAAAGATTTTTTTGCCTACATCAAAAATATCAATCCATATCTTTTTCAAAAGGTTATGTGCGTTTGATGTTTGGTTATCGAGTATATTTTTCCCTTCCGTGTGATATAACTCTTTTTGTGCGTTCGAAACAATTTCAATATTTCTCAATCTTACATCTTTAGTTTTTATAATCATATAAAGACCTACAAGAAACAAGGCAAAAAAAATAAGCACAAGAATGATAAAAACCCACCCGATCGTTGGGAGATTTTGAAAAAAGCTGTTCCAATCCATAAAACAATCCCAATAAAAAAAGCCGCTACCTGCAATGAAACAGATAGCGGCTTTGACTTTTGTCTAAAAACCGACAAATAATGTTGTATGATGTGTAAACTATACACCATACAACATGTTTTTGCAATAAGCATTGCCTAAAAAACATTAGATAACAAGTTTTTCAAGTTTGTTTATTTCTGCTCTCCAAGCCTGTCGTTCTTTAATTTTGTCGGCATACTCTTTTGTTGTTGCGCCGCCTTCGGCAATTTTAGCAGCGATATAGTCCGTTTCTGCAAGGTTCTTTTTAAGAATGCGGATTTTTTCAATTGCTTCCTCGCCGGTCTTTTCGGCATCAGTCTTCCCTAAGAAGATTCTGCCGTCGATAAGGCGCACAAGACCGTCGGCTGCATAAAATTCTTCTTCCGTAATTGTCATATCAGGTTGACTGATGCCGTCCATGCTCTCCATAGCCGACAAATCAGTATGATGAATGACTGCATCTCCTTTTATCGCTAAGTAGACCTTTTTTGTAGTGCTGTCTTCCATACTTAATACTCCTTATATTATTTCCTCTGC